CTAATTTTCTAATGCAATTTCTACACCTTGTCTGTATAGTAGTAACTCTTCCAATACTTTTATCAGTTTTTCCTCTTTAGTTCTGCCAAAATGATTATAAAATGTACCATACATATATATTGAAATAAGACCAAAACAACTTAGTATCATTAGGCTTGTTTGAAACAATTTGTCAAAATCGCTTTCTGATAGTCCAGGTTTTACCCTTTCCCATTTTTCTTTACCTATAAAAATTACTAAGGATAATAAAAATGTTACCATATATTTAAAGAAAACATCATGTTTTCGTTCTTTTGCTTTGCAACGATTCATATAATTTAACCTTAATGTTTCTAATACTTTGATTATTTCTTTATCTTCATCTAAACCATATTGTATTAACAAAATATCGAATAATTCAAGTTTCTCCACTCTTCTTATTCTAGACATTTCTTTAAACCTCTTACGATAATATGTTAGATACCCCATAAAAGAAATCAAAATAATACAAAAAGCACATAATGAACCTAAAAAAAGCCAAGCAAAGATCCTTTGCCTAAATAATAAGCCAATATATGAAAGTAAAAGCATAAATAATGCGAAAAGTAATGATAAATAGAACGCTCTTTCTACCTTTTTCATTTCTTTCACACTTTGAATAAATTTTGTTTCAAAACAATCTAAATATAACTCATACAAAACTTCCTCGTATAAATTCATAATCAAAAACTCCTTTTTGTATTGATTATAACAATTACTATATAATAAAATAAAATGCTAATTTGCATAATTCATAAAATGATTCTGCTATACATGAAAATAAGTTTTTAATTACTGATTACACGATAAGTTGCCAACCACTCCTCTACATAACTGATCTGACGCTCAAAAAAAACACCCCATGAGTGTGGGGTGTTTTTATATAGAAATTAAACTATTATTATTAACAAACTTGTGTTTTTTCTTTATAGTGGTACTTTTTAATTAACTCATCTGTTATTATTACATCATGTTTTCCATCCTTATATGCATGATCCCAAGGACCACCAGCCACATGAGAAATATTAACCAGCTTAGATGCTGTTTTATCCCAGTAACTTTCAATAACTTCAGTTAAAGTTAACAATATTTCACTTGAAGATTCGTTCAATGCAATTTTAGCGAGTGAAACAGGAATAGAAAACTCAGATATATGGAACTTAGGTCCATCATCCTCTATGTTTATTGATTCTCTCCCAAAATCTTTATAAATATGATAAACATCTTTTACTACGGGACCGTATTTAAAAGCTACAATAGGCTCGTCAAACAATTTCTTTCCTGTTCTTACTAAATGAGTAGCATACGAAAAATAAATTAATTTTTGTAACTTTAAATTAGTTAGAGAACCAAAAGACAAGAAAAATTTAGCAATATCCATAACATCTATTTTCTTATCGCTTTCTAACATATCAAAGAAAGCTTCTTTCTCCTCTATTACAATTACATCTTTAAAAAATGAATCTTTTTCGACCACACTATCCCAACTGATACTGTTTGTAAGTAATTTGTGTACCCCGTATTCGCTATTTGAAAATCGTTTGTTACTTTCTGATAGGAAATCTTGAATGACAGCTTTATCTAAATTATCATTTGAAGCGTAGTGCCACCCAATACGAAATCCACCAGTATAATAATTAGCAATTGCTATAAAATGATATGCCATCATTATTCATCCTTTCTTAGATTTGCTTCTTTATATTGTTTAGGCCAATCTATATAGCTACGTTTCTCTACGTGCTTTTCATGTGCCTTTTCATTTGTCAAAACTTTTTCAGTTGTCCATAACTGTAGTTCCCATGGGAAGTATATATTTTTCGCATTTTTAAAGTACAAATGTGTTCCTTGATATCCTTCTTTATCCCTAGTGTACCACTTCATGAGGTTCAGGTCATTTTTAACGCCTTCCAAAAAACTTATGATTTCATCTGATTTACAATCAAATTCATCTATAACTAAACGAAATCCTAATAAATCATTTAAGCATTTTTGTATAGGAACTTCTCCTTGGTTATGATTAATTTGATAATGATACAGCTTGTTTCTCACAGATTCTTTTTGTTTAATTCTCATACGAGCATCCCAAAAAGAATAGTCATATTCAAAATCAGATTTTACTAATGCTATATTTAATTGATAGTAGTAATCATCTATATACTTCAAAAAATGCTCTGTAATCTTCCCCGTTTCTGCATCAACTACATCTTTTACACAAACAGTTCTTAAATTTATTGAATCCTGTTTAAAATAACTTTTAGAAATCGAACTATGTAGATTATTAATATCTAAAATTGCTTTTTCTAAATTAATAAAATCCATAAAATTTCTCCCAAAATCGAATGATCTATAACGCTTAAATTCTTTATTAATATATCACTTAATTCTTAACTATACAACCATATATACATAATATTATCTTAATTTAGTAAAAAAGAGTCGTCTTAAATAAGACGACTCAAAGTAAGTCATTCCTAATAACCAATCCCCCAAATATTGTTTTTATCACCATCGTTTGGTCCAACAGGAATATAAATGCGTGTTCCGTTTGAATCTGTTCCTCCTAGCCAAACATAACCGTCTGATACACGAACAGAATCATATCTAAATTGTGTACCTTTTGGCCACACGCCGTAAACTGGCGAATACAAACTAGGTGATCCAGTACGCAACACAATTCCTTCATTTACACCGATAGTAAATGTTTTTGCTGGTGTCGGCTTGCTACTTTCCCATAACTCGGCAATATCTCCATCGTTGGCATAACCTAGTAATTTACCGCTGTTTTCGATGCGATATAGATTTTTACGGCCATTTAGTTTTTGTGTAATGGTTCCGACTTGCGTCCACAGTGTATTTGCGTTGATATGCTGTGAAATTGGCGCATCTGGATTTTTGTAGATTGTTGTAAAACGAACGTGTTGACCAACTTTATATTTTGGTTTATTAGGCTTGCCTGGGTTTACAATAACTTCGCTCCCATCTTCTGGAAGCCCAGTCTGTAAGTCTTGGGCTAATTGTGCCTTATTGATGCCCCATTGAGCTAAATAACCATAAGGGTCTGTGTGATCGCCCCACCAATTTTTAGTAATCCAATCATGCGTTACGATTCCGTATCCTGTTCCATCATCCAAGTCAAATGTTGCACCAATTTGTGTTGCTAAATCACGAATCAAATTGACATAGGCAGCATAGTCTTTCTTGAATGTTTCTTTATTATTCGTTCGAGCAAGTTCGATCTGTGCATATGCTTTTGCATTGGCTGTCGCTCCCGCTCCCCATTGAATCTGGCCAACTGGCGCTAACTGCTTCACGCGACCACCAGAACCGACAAAATATGAAACATAAGCGCTCGTCCAGTTGCGTTTCATATATGCCGTTTCATTGTCTAGACTGTTTGGGCCAACGTTGTTCCCATTTCCTGACTCGTGCAAGACAATTAATTCGTTAGTCGCATAACCTGGAAAATATCCGCCAAAATCGATAGGATCTTGTTCCACTTGATAAGCATCTGCGGCAGTTGGTAACAATAATCCTGTAACTACAACTAATGATAATAAAAACTTACTAAATTTTTTCATTTTAAAACCTCTTTCTTAATTTTTTATATAAAAAAAGAAGCCATTTTAGAATGACTTCTTAATTATCTCTATTTGAATCAACAAATCCTTCGCCAACAATATATGCAGCTAATAAACCAATAGCTGCTACTAAAGTGACCACTTTTTCAGATGTTAAATCATCCACATTGAAAACTGCTAACAAAGCAATGATTACTCCTGTCACTGCAGCCCAAAACTTTCTGCTTGTGATTTTATGTTTCCAATTAATTTTCATTTGGTGCCTCCTAAAAATGTGCTTAACCAGTTAAATAAAATAGTTATTGCTCCACTAGAAACAAATATAGCTAGTATTACTTTCCATATATTTTCAGTGTTAAGTTTTTTTAGTTCGTCTTTTCTTTCGTCTGCTTCACTATTTCTATTCAAAATAGCATTTAAAATTTCACTATTTTGCTCCATTTGCTTCATATTTTGTTCACGTAAGAATTTATTTGACTCATCTAATCTAACTAAATTTGCATTAAGTTGCTCTTGTAAAGTCATCGTTCGTCTATCTAAACGACCTATTTCTCTATCGTGATCACCAAGACGTTTTTCATGTTCTTTTACTTTTTGCTCTAACTCCAACTGACTAACCTTCTTTCCCTACAATCTCGTTAAACTCCTCTTCTGTAATGCATGTAGGTACAAATAGCTTTACTTCATCATCAGTATAAAGACCCCAATCATACATCAATTTAACATCATCAAAAGTAAACATTATTTAGCACCTCCCTTAAGTTGCTCATTAATTTTTCCTATTTCTCCAGTAATTTGTACAATGGATAACATTGATTTTGCACCAATCTCAGCTAGGTCATTTGCTTTAGCTTTCAAGAGGGTATTTTCTTTTTGGATATTAAGGTCATTGAGCATTAGCTTAGAATTTAGAAGAGCAAGATTATCTGCTTTAGCTTTTAATAATTCATTATCCTTTTCAAGGTTTTTATATAATATACTTAAATTATCCAAATTTTCCTTATCTAATTGGTTAGAAATTTCTTTCCATCTGTTCTCAGATGGAATAAAAAATTGGTCTTCTAAATTGACGGTTGGTAAAGGAGCTACATCTGTAAAAGGAACTTGCATTGGGAAATCATCAGATACCTGTAGCTCTTGCCCTCCAGTACGTCCATATTTCCAAACTTTTTTCATTTTTTGTTTTCTCCTTACTCTCTATAATATTTTGATTTTGCTTCTAGTTACTTCTGTTCCTGACTGATCATAACCAATCACCCATGCATTTTGAGAAACCTTATTTATTTTAGTTCCTACCGTATACTTATAAAAACCATCAGATACTTTTAATTTTTCTCCTAACTGTCCATCAATTTCAACAGCTACATAATAAATTTCTCCTTTGTATGAACCTGAAACAAAATCTCTTCCCTCAGCCAATTTATATAAGGTCACATAAAGCATATATTTAAATTTAGCATCTGGTTTTGGATCATTGGTATGCCAGCTACCGTGTAAATAATGATTTCCAAGGCGATCACTTCCAAATCGGATTCCTTTCGCGTCCATCTCGTATAATGCACCATAGTTGCCTTGTGGGTAGGTGTACTGAGTTACTGTCAATGGAACATTCCAAAAACTTTCCCTCATACTAAGATCAATTTTAAACCCATCAGGAATTTGAAAAATCGGAACAAAAGCAGTTTTTAGTTTGGTAACATCCATCACATTAACTCTTAAATAAGCATCAACTCTGTTCCCTTCTCGTGTAAGAAACATATTTGTTTCTTCCCTAAATGAATCTTTGTAGGCTGCTTGGACTTCATCAATTCCAGTCTTTTGATAAAAAAATATGTCTTCTTTTAACGCTAGTTCTCTACCATCTACTAACGGAATATCCGCAAATTCTTTAGTTCCTCCAATACGTTGAGGTTCAGTTAAATTCACAACATTTGTTGTAAATGCTACTTCTTTCCAATCGGTCCATTTCGAAGGAATTCCACCAAATTGACGAATAACGATAGTCCTTTCTGTTTGAAATAGTTGTCTGATTCCGCCTTGATCTTTACTAACAATCAAACTTCCAGAGTTAGGTAATGGCTTGTTTTCCACCCCCGTTGCAGGAATCGAATAAACACCTGGCTCTATAGCATTATCTAAGTCTGTTATTTCAATACTTTTTCTTACCAATAAGCCGTTTTCAGCCTCTGATTTATTGATGAATAGGCTATCTGTTTCTGTTTTGCTATATGAACCAACTTGTGCAGCAGTAACTTTATGAGGGTTTTTATAATCAATCTTATGGCTTGTCAGGTTATCATTTACAGAAGAAGCACTAGCTATTGCAGCATTAGCATTATCATTAACTTGTTTAACTGAATTTGGAGTTGCTGCTGTCAATATATCCGTGCTCGTAACTGAGTCAGTCAGCTTCACGATCCCTTTTTTGGTAATTGTTGAATCTGGAATACCTGTAATTGTTGACCATGGTTGAGTGTGATTTTTTTCTGCTTTTCCATTCCAGCTATTTCTTTCTACATCTGTAATATGTCTAATGTTATCTTGATCATGCGCATCAAACTCAGATTTAGTTGCCTGCTTTTGATTTAGTACATTTCCTAAACCAACCTGAGTAGCTGTTACCGCATGGGGATTACTTATATTTGATTTATGGGCATTAAAATCTTCAATATGTGTAGCACTATCTTGCAATTCTTTTAAAGCTCCGTGGGTTCTGCTAAAGAACCAATTAAAATAATCAGCTGGTGGTTTTTGTGAAGCTTTCCAACCATCGCTAGTTAAGCTTTCGGGTGGTTTAATACCTGGTGCTAACCAAACAGGCAATTCCTTTGTAAATTTCATTTGCATTCTCCTCTCTTTCTACAGCGGCAATTTATAATCATTTTCTGGAATAAATACTCCTCCCAAAGTCCCTCCGACATTACCATCAATATCAGCGAATCCTTCTTTACTAATCTCTATATCAGTCGTACTTGAAAATGAAAAAGTTCCCTCCAAATTAACGTAGGCTACTCTAATGCCTCCAGCACTGATACTCTCGACAATTTGTAAAAATTGACTAATACTTAGACCCGAACTATTCAAGTAGTCAAGAGGAGCTTTTTTTATGATTACACAAGCAGGTTCTTTTTCATCTACCGTCTCATTAGCTGATATAATATGGATATCACTAGGATGACAATTTAAAGATGTCGCAATTGCATGTAACATTTTGTCGATTGATCCATCGCTTGTATTTCTAGCTACCTTTCCACGAATCAATACTCTATATATTTCATCAGTCGTTTTTCCTCTCGCTTGTCCAATATTAGCACCTAATTCATCTAATCCTTTCCCTCGTGCTTCATCTATCGATCTCCAGTTTGCTACTTTGTTCAGCAAATCAGTCAAGTCTTTAATTTCAAACTCAATAATTTCAAGAAGTTTTGAAATATTTGAATTTTCGCGATTGAATAGATCTGGTAAATAATCTTTAAGCTTTTTGGTCACTAGTAATCACCACATTTTCTGTTTTACATTCAGCTGACTCATTTGGATTCAGATTAATGTCTTTGACTTCGGTAGTTTCAGTAGATAATCCAATTTTTACATCAGCCACAACAACGCCTGGTATTTGATAAATTAATGGATAAATATAAGAAAATCTGACTACTTCACCCATAGTCAGATTGTTAATGTAATTATTTACTATAACTTTTATTTCTTCTTTTCCGTTTTTTTCAAATTTTGAATCTACTTGAATAGAAATATTCACAAAAATAGGAACAGATTTTGCATAATCAAATTTAACAATATGACTAAATCCTCCTAAGTCTTTTACTTCAACTTCCTGATTACCAACAGTGTCAATCCCAGCGGCAACACTTTTAAAAATTGCCTGCCCAATATCGTCTTTCACTCCACCTAAAATATGCACATGTACCGACTTGGGTGGATTACCATACGAATCAGTTTCCATTGTTTTATTTTCAACAACACTAGCGGTCCGTACCCCACTAACTTCTAGCAAAGCAGTTAGAATTCCGTTTATTGGCGGTCCAGGATTCCCACGAACAGAAATACCAATTCGGTCGCGATAGGCTTTATCTGTTTCACGTTCTGCCCCACCCTCAGCCCTAGCAGGGTTATTAACAGATGATATTTCTTCAGTAGGTTCCACTTGTACTATAATAGTATTAGCTGGTACGTTTGAACTAGCATTCTCTTCTAAAGAAATTGCGCGGCCTTTCCCAAATCCATTATCATCAATTTTGACTATATCAATCATCTGAAACATAACTTTATTTTCTGTTGAAAAACGTACGCCTTCATTAATGATGTAACCAGGTTTTCCTGAGAACTCCAGCTCAACCATTGCAACTGTAGCTGGATTTCTATAGATACCACTATTCGCACCTAAACGATCCAATGAAACCCCTGTAGCTTGACTTATGAAGCCACTATAATAAACTCTTTCAGTTAGTTCATGAGATATAGATAAAAACCATGCAACGATACGAATAATGATACCCAGAACAGAATGTCCTGAAACATTAACATCCGAACCAAACAAGGCTTTTGCCTTTTCAGACATATCATAGAGTATTTCATCATATGTTTTTCTTTTAAATCCATTTTCATCAAGCACGTATTACCACCTCCACTTCATCACCTAATGTTGATAGCATCTCCACTGTAATATTCAACTGTCTATTGTTTCTTACAATTTCTATATTTTCAATACTATTAATTCTAGGTTCTTGATCTAAAATCGCTTCTGTAATATCTTGTTTCAAGTAATCTTCATTGTAATTTTTTCCAAACATATTATCACTTTCTAAACCAACGGATGTATCTAATTTAAATTCTTCTAGTCGTATTGATAAGATCATGAATACACTTTGTGCAAGTTCTAAATCTCCTTCAACTAGTAAAATTCCATAGTCAATAAATGATAAGTCTCCATTGACTATTTTCAAATCCCTCATTAAGCAATCACCCCCATAATAACAGCGTCATTTTGACTATGCATTCTATCAGATGATAATGAATAATCAGCAGAACTTCTATAATTATCTATGTCACGATCACAAAAAACTACTACTACAACCGCTCCCTGTGAGATATCAGACTGACAATGCTTAGTGATCAACGCGTTTAGTATTAATGCTCTTTTGCCTCCATCTGATTTTAATGCCATTGGCTGAACATCAGCTCTTGCACCTTTTACAGTGACAACTCGACATAGTTGCATAACATTAATTTCTTTTAAAATTCTATTTTTAAATGATCGAAAAAAAGCTAAGTCAGTTTCTTTCATTAGGTTACCACCTCACACGTTGTAACAAATCGACTACCATCATAGGAGTGCTGGCCATTTTTTACATAAAAATTTCCTTTTACATTTTTTGAATCGATATAGACTGCTGTACCTGTAGTGATTTTATGTTGCAAAAGACACTCAACAGACCAACCAGTATAATCATGACTTTCAACTTTTGTTGGTTGGTTAATAAGTCCCGTTTCAGGACTTAATCTGTATCTCTCTTTATTTCCATCTCGAAAATTTTTAATTACAAGTTGACCTCTTTTAAAATATAGTGATGTGTCACAAGCTTTGGAAATCTCTTCTAAAACCATCATTGCTTGGCCATCAGCTGTGTAGCCAGACCCATATATTTTATTATTTTTTAACTTAATTTCTGACAAAGGAATATTTGCTTCCCTAGCAACTCGATTTATAATAGTATGAGCATCCGTTCCATTATTAAAAGTAATATTTACTTCTTTTTGTTCCGAGTAATCTTTACCTTCTAAAAAAGTAAATGTTGTTGCTCTATCTACTCCGTTTAGAACAGAGGGTTTTACTTCTGCTATCGTTCCTGACGTAATCACTCCATTTGAAGTACCTGCGTATCCTGCGTGGATATAGACTGGATTTCCTTTCTTAATAAAATCAATACTTTTTTTATTTAAATTGTATATTGTCACACTCACTTCAGATGGATTAGGTGAGTCAGAAAAAGGTGCTGTAAAGTGAATTTCTAACCGATCCAACCTGCCTGAATCAGCTCTTAGTAGAACTCGATTCTTCCCATTCTTGTCGTGTATTTCAATTTGTAATAATCGTTGCCATTGCGTATTTCCCATTTAATTATCTTCCCTTTCCAAACTTGGAACATTATAATTCGGAGGTAAATCATCTATATAAAGGAAAACCTGAATACCAAAATTTTCAAAAGTTATTTCTTTTGAAGCTCCCGACTCATCCATCGGCACCAAATCTGCTGAAGGTAAACGAGTATCTACAATGTCTTGCCAAAGTCTTTCATCGATTACCATACGCTCACCAATAGCTATCGGTGTATGATCTATGTCATATAGATCTACAGTAAAAAATTTTTCTGTTTGATTATAGTCCACCTCAAAAATGTAATTTGTATTACCTAAAGGTATTTCGAATTTTTCAGGTAATGAATATTTATCAATAGGAATATATGCTCTTAAAGACATTTAGTCACCTCATTTCACACGCGCACGAGCGCCTATGGGTATAAATCTATCTGGCCACTTGTTCCAATCTCTTAATTGCTGAATAGACGTACCATATTGTTGCCACCAACCCCAATAAGTATTTCCTGGCTGAACTGTCACATATACCGCATTACTTGGTTTCGAAGGTTGTTTTGCAACTGGCGGTTGTGGAATCTTCTCCCAAATAGTCTTAGCTACACGTATGGGTTGTAACGTAATTGTTATAGTGAAACCATTTTCCACTGTGTCATACCCTTTACTGATATCTTGTATAACTGCATTTTTAAAATATGATCTGCCTCGATAAACAATCCAACGAACATCTTTTTGCCATGCAACTAATGTATTGTAAGCTTGCTCTGCAGCGTTACCATTTTTAGCGAGAATCCAGCCACTAATTGTGACTGGACCGCCTGTATACATCATATTGTCAGTGATTGGTGCTCCTGATTCAACAGGATATTGAGATACATTAGCAGCACTGGTTACAGTCTCACTGACGTTTACAATCTCAACTTTAGATTTACCACTCTGAATGTATCCCATTAAACAACCTCTCCTGTTCCTAGAATATTAAGTAATTTTGCATACTCATCTTCTAATGCTTGTCTTACAGCCTCTTTAATATCACCAACAACAGATTTATCAGAATTATTCCCAACATTGATAGTAATATTAGGACTAAAATTAACAGATGGAGATCCTTGATTAAAGAGCGCTTTAGTTTTTTCATGAGGATGTACAGTTCCAGCTGTATCTGCTTCGAACAATTCTGGTCCATTCTCTCCTACTAAAACTGTTTCACCTTTTGAAGGGCGGCCTCCCTTTGCATAAGCCCTTAATCTATGACCTGTTGGTCCCCATCCAGAATGTCCATACGGCAAATCTGTTCTCCAATTAGAATTATTGAAAAATGCCATTAGTTGATGGAAACCATTCATTATATTTTCATATCCACGTACTTTATATGCATCAAAAGTTTGAGGAATGTACTGAAGCAATCCTCGAGCTGGGTTTCCACTAGCTGTATTTACATCCCAAACAGCAGAACTTTGAATAATACTTTGGTTACCACTAGACTCCCTCTGTATTTGAGCTAAAATGCCGTTTACTTCTGCATCACTTACTTGTTGATTCATTTGTTTTGCAGCTTTTCTAACTTGAGGACCCCATCCTGCAGCACCTACCGCCACACCACCAGCAGCTCCGCCATAAGTATCAGGATTTACGTGTTGGCCATTTGGTCCGCCTTTTCTAAGTTCATAATGAACATGAGGACCAGTTGACCAACCAGAAGAACCTACATCACCGACGATTTGACCAGCTTTAACTTTATCGCCCATCTTAGCTCTTATGCGGCTCATATGTCCATACATAGCCCATAGATTATCAGCAACTTTAATTCCTACGTGCTCACCTAATCCAATGGAAGAAGATTGAACCCAATCAACCAAACCAGGATATTGAGCTGGAATAGGCGTTCCAGTTGGAGCAGCATAATCAATACCCGTGTGAAAATCCCCATAGAGGCCTGGTCGCTTACCATAATCAGAAGTACGAACAAATGGTGATCCAAAATGTGGAGCAAAAGCACCTGAGCCAAAAGAGACACCATCTTCCGAATCAAAAAAACCTTTGAAAGCTTCAAGTTTATTTTTCACCCATTCGGCACTGGTGTCTTTTAGTTTGTTCATGACACCATGTCCCAAACCTTGGATATTTTTACCCTTTTTATAAGTGTTATGCTTATTAAATAAGCCAGTCACTTTTCCAATCGGGTCTGATAGCCAATCTTTTGCTGTTTCAGCTATATCTTTAGTTTTTTCTATAGCTTTCGTTCCTACTTCTTTTGCTTTATCTACTGCATTAGATCCAAAGTCTTTTAATTTATCAACAGTATTTGCACCGAAATCCTTAGCACTATCAACAAAATCAGAAAGCCCATTTCCTTTACCTTTATGGAAACCTGGTAAAACTGTTCCTTGCCCCATACCACCATTTAATACAGCTTTTGTATCTGAATGGTTTAAAATCCGTTCACCCGATGTTACATTAGTAACTTCTGGACCATTTGATCCTAATAAACGCATTGAAGAAGTGCTCTTGTTATATGCTAATTCAACACCTTCTTCACCAACTAGAGCTTGACCACTGTATGATGCACCACGAGATCCTGTGCTAAAAGAGCGACCATGCTTGTTTTTAGTAGAATTAGGTGTATTCGGTTTCCATTCTGGTATTTTAGGAATACTAAAGAAATCTAATACGACATTAATACCACCTGTAACAGCATTTACTTTATCGGCGAGTCCTGTTTTAAAATTATCCCAAGTTTCTAATGCTCCAGACACAACTTTATCCATAGCTTCACCAAAGGCCTTACCAAAACTTTTAGCGCCTTCAACTGTTCCGTCCCAAATTTCTTTAAATTTCTTTTTGGAATCCTTTTTAAAGACTTCCCATTTAGATAATGTTTGTCCAGTTTCCCAGTCCACTTGTTCAAGATGACCTTCCGCTTGCTTTTTAGCCTGTGTTACAACATCTTCATGTTGTTTTTCTGCTTCTTTGACTACACCGTCTCTTTGTTCTTGGGCTTTTTTTAATGCATCATCATATTGTTGTTGAGTAATAGTACCATTGACATATCTTTCTTCATCTAAAATGCGCTTTGTTTCTTCATATTTTTCATTTGCAGATTTAATTGTACCTTCTTTTGCTTTATATGAAGCTGCTACAGCATCAGCAGCCTGTTGCGCGCTAATCTCACCTGATGCATTTTTCAAATTACCCATAATGATTTTTTGCTCTTTAGCTGAATCTGATAATGCAACAACAGCTTGATTTTTCATATCTTCATGAATCGACTTATTAGCAGCAGCATGTTTTTCTTCAACAGCACGTACAGCAGCAGCTGAGGTTTTTTCTAACGATTCAATTTCTTTTTTATCGTTTTCTGATAGTTCTCGATTTTCTAATCTTGCTTTTTCTTTGATTTCATTGATACGATTTGTGTAATACTCTGTAGCAGTAATAGATTCATCATATTCTTGTTTTTCTAATTTCTTGAAATCTTGAACTTTTTCAGAGAACATATTTGTTCGTACTTTTGCTAATTCGTCAGCGGCAGCCTTGGCTCCTTGTGCATCCTTTTCATTTAGAATTCCCATACTAGCTAATTTATCAAGATTGCTATTAGATTTATCTTTCTTTTTATCCAGCTGTTTAGTAACTTGATTCTGCATGTCTTCTAAAGCTTTATATCGCTTAGTAACTTCTTCATTGGTGAGAACTCGTCCTTCAATTTTACCTGTAGTGTCTTGATTAACAAGAAGCTCATAGTTTTTCATAAAAGAGTTCATCCGCTTAGCAGTAGCTTTAGATACACCATTACCAGATTTAGTAGTATTATCAAACGGCTTTTCGAATAAATCTTTTGCTGAAGCTTTGATTTCTTTTATTCCTGATTTGCTTTTTTTGACTGCTTTATCAATACCTTGAACTAGAGGACCCAATAAAAAATTATCCTTTGAAGATTCCCATAATTCACTAATTTTTTTAGAGATATCGGGCCATTTTTCTTGCAGTTTCTTTCCAAATTTACTTCCAAAAATTGATCCTGCAGCTGTTCCTAAAACGCCACCAATTAGAGTACCTAACGGACCAAATGTTGTCCCTGCTGCTGCACCCAATTTTGCGCCAGCTAATGTTGCTGCTTTAGCGCCTAATGCGCCACCTACAATAGAACCTAGCGAATCACCAATTTTTTCAAATTTATTATTTTTATTAATTTGAGTTAAAGTCAAACCTGCAGAAATATAAGACAATAAAGGAACCGATTTGGCAAACCTTCTCACTCCGCCAAAAAGTTTAGTACCTTTTCCTATTTTGCCAACAGATCCAACAGGTAAGGATTCCTGTATACTTGGACTAGCAGTAGTATGCGTTGGTGCGCTAGCTTTTTGAGCTGCAGAATCAACATCTTCTAAAGCTTTTCTTGTTTTAAAAGCTTCTCTCTGAGCAGTGTTCCCAAGCTTTTCTAGTTTACCAATAATACCTAAAATTCCCTTTGAGACGCCCAACAGCGGTTTTCCTATTAGCTTAAACCCTAGCAAACCGCCAATTCCATAAGCGGCCCATTTACCAACTTGTTTCATAGCCACAGGATTTTCATCAGTAAACTCTTTTAGTACACGAATGCCTGGTTTTATAATATATTTAAACCCTTTATCCATTAGATTAAACATATCTTTTGCGCCTTCTGCAATACCAGGTCCTATAGCTTTACCTACCTTTTTAGCTGTAGGAATTACTTCATCAATAAAATAATCTTTTGCTTGACCAAAATACCTTATTACTTGTTTTGCTGTAGGCTCAATTTTTGCGCCGACATTTTCTAACATATCTGGTATTTCTTCACCTTTTTTTACAAAATCTGTTGCTTTGATAATTAATGGTGTAAATATTGGTAATAAACCTTGCCCTAACTTTGCAGACGTTTCCTTTATTGACTCTGTAAAAACACGGGTGGCATTTGCAGCTTGATCACTTGTTCTTGCAAAATCGCCTTGGGAGTTCTTAGTTTTAGACATTACGTAGTTATAACGTAAGCGTACTAATTCTTCCTGACTTAGAGAATCTAATTTTGCTTGTTGAACCTCTTCACCTTTAGATTCTGCTTCTGTTAATTTTAACTGCGCATCTCTAGCTTCAATTGAATTTTCACCATGTTTTTTAATGGCTTTATTTAAACGATCTTGAGCTTTTTCTCTTGCCATGGCATTCTTTGCAGCCTTAGAATTATCTATTGATGATTGTAACGCTCCACTAGCCATTGCGAACTGCTCCAAATTGGTTTGAGTCATAACAATACCCAAACCTTTTAACGCCTCAGTTTCACCAGTGAACACACCATTTAATGCAGTATTTACACGGTCAATTCCTATATTTTTAAATGAAGCAAGATCTCCTGCCAAGTCAACTAATGAAGTAGACATTTTTGCAGCTTCTTCTGTACCAATACCCATTGAAGTTGACATATCTCCATATGTAGCTGCTAAGTCTAACGCTGTACCTTGTGCCAAACCAATATTAGTCAGTGTGGACTTCGACCAATCTTCCACAACTTTATTATTATCACCAAAAGCTACTTCTACTTTGTTTAAAGCTTCATTAGTATCAGATGCATAGTCAAAGGCCTTTTTGCCTGCTCCTGCGATTGCTGCACCAGCTATCATTGCACCATTTCTTATCTTTGTAAAAGCATTCCAAGCAACATCTGAAGCCTTTGTTGCAACAGTACCTATATGGCCAATACTTGTTTGTACACCCTTCGCAGCTTTTCCAACTACTTTTAGAGATGTTGCACTAGATTGAGCGAAAACACTTGCAGAATTTTTACTTTTATCAAACTGACTTCCAACATCTTTTACTTGTTTTTCAGTTTGTTTAGCAGAGCTTGTCGTCTTTTGCATAGAATCTTTTGCTCGATTTCCGAACTGGACAACTTTATCTGTATTTTGTTTTAAACCTTCACTATTTCTTTTTAAAGAGGTTGTGGCGCCATCTATGGATTTTGCTGAATTTTGATAAGTACCTTCCATTCGTGCAGCTTTAGCAAGAATTTTATCAGTTTCTTCATTGGCACGCTCTAACGATCTATTATTTATTTTCCAATCGAGTTCGATTACTGAACTACGTAACGCATCTGCCATTATTAGATGACACCTCCTCTTGATTTAGTTAGATTTATTTTTTGATATGCTACTTCGTTCCAAACTGCTAGCTCCTCTGCCGTGGCAATTTCGACTTCATCTTTAGTGGCAATGCCTGCAATTACAGGCAGCCACCTAAACATATCTTTTTGAACTTCTCTTTCCGTAATTCTCGGATTAGGGCTAGTTAAGCATTCGACCAAGAAAGTTGTCGGCTAATGCCATAACCTCACGATATCCTTCGTGTTCATCCCAATAGTCCCAGTTCAATTTTGGTGTAACAATAACTGAGTCCATAAGTTGCGTGTGGTAAGCAACGTCAGAAAAAGTATTTGATGGTCCTTTTGAGTTATCTAAAATCGCTTGGGCTGCGCGTGTTCCAGGAAATTGAAATGTGTATTCCACATCTTCAACAGTATGTTTTTCTTGTTTTCCGAACTTATTAAATGGTTTTTTTTCTGCTTCTGGAATGTTATTTTTCGCTTCTAATTCTTTTACTTCATCTTTTTTTGTCATGATAAATTCCTCCTAAAGTTAAATAAAAAGCACTTAACGAGATGTTAAGTGCTTAGTTATATTCGTGTTTGTAATCTAATGCTTTAATCGTGTAAGAGCGAGTTGGAACGCCTTTACCAAACGATCCATCAGGCGTTTTTTCAATATAGGCTTTTGATGCCCATGCTTTTTCAGTTGAATGTGTCACAGAAATTGCAAATTCTTTACGACCGTTAGCTAAAGCCATCAGCTGTTTGTTACATGGTGAGTTTTGAGACAAGTTAATTGTAAAAGTCCCTAAATTATCGTTGTTCTTCGCAGCACTAGATTGTCCTTGGGCATCTGTTTGTACTTCAATATACGAATTATCTTTTGAAAAAGATACCATGTCACCATCTTGAAAGCCAAATTGGACGACATTGTCAATAATAGTAGATACCTCTTTGGCATCATAAGTTGTCATGCTTTGCATTAGTTAGTTCCCCCTTTAGACTTCAATTGTTCCAGTAACATCAACAGTGTGAATTGCTCCAGAACGTTTGTATTTAAATGATAATCCTTTATAGTTTCGTGCTGCAATGTCATCTGGATTTAAATCTTGACGTCCCAAAGCAGTCACACTATAATTTCCAACACCAGTTTCATCTACAATATCTACAATTCCGTTATTAAATGCAGTTTCCAAAACATTTGCAACGGTTGTATCTAATAAAGCAATTCCATTAGAATCAAAAGTTAATTTATCTGTCGTTGATAACAAACGCTGAACATTTGTTTCAATGTTTGATTTAACCCAGTGATCCCCATGCAGGGCATCGATAAATTCGCCACTCATTGTTTTTCCTTCTGATGTTTGGGGGATTCCCGCTTTTGATACATAAGCAATAGCATTAGCTTTCTCAATCGCTTGTAGTTGAGAGGTAGTTAATGTGTTAGGTGTAATCCCTACTAAATTATGTCGGAATTTCCAAGTAACACTTCCGACTGTTAAGCTTGCAGTATTACCAATTAATGCAGCATCTAAAAATTCTTCTAACGGATGAACTAAACCGATAGTTAGATTGTTCCCTGTAAAAACTGTTAATTCGTCAACTGTAGCTGTCTGAATTACTAAAAACTTAAATTCGTTTTCTTCAATTAAATTAGATAGTGCCAAAGCATCTGCCTCGACAAAGTTGGCTAATAATGCAAAATGCCAATCATTATAAAAGTAACTTGTAGCTGCGGCGATAATTCCACTTCCAGCAATTAAGCTATCTGGTTGCTCTGGTTCAGAAGGTTTGTCTGCTACAAAAGTTACTACTGCAATAGTTTGTGGTTTGTTTTCCTGTTTCCAAATAGTTTCTGCTTTTTTATAAACAGTAGTTGTTGTAGCAAAATCTTTTGCTAATGTTTCTAAACTTGTATATTCTTTATAGTTTTGAGTAGATCCTTGAACAAAAATTGCTGGATTTCCTAATCCAACAATGGGCTGTGGATGCATAATGTCAATTTTTACATTAACATCTGTAATTTTTTCAATCATTTGTTTTCCTCCTGTAATTCGATATTTTCGATAATTACCGCATTGTCAACATAACTGTCTTGAACTCTAAAACGAGCATCAAAACCAGCTAGACGTTCGTAATCAATACTAATGAAATTATCTCGTTTTTTAGATTGGGTTGTTTTAACTAATATTATTCTTGAATTTTGTAATCCCACTTTTACAGAAAAGCTATTCAAATATTTCCTCAATTGCTCTGATAAATTAAGCGCCTGAATACTAGAATCAGTGTGACATTTAATAGACACTACTAATTCAAATACTTCATTATCAGTGACATCTATCGTCACTGGAATGTACGGCGAGATGACTTCATAGGAAAAAAATGGTTTGTCTGGTTGAGGTCCAGCTGTACTACTTTCAATAAGTTGACATCCCGTACCTTTTTGGACAACTTCTATCAGCTTATTTGCCAACAAACCATAGTTATAACTTTCAGTCATGATCCTGCACCGCCTTTAAACCATATTGCGTAACATTCGAATAATCAGTATACGGTGTTATAGATTCTACTGAATAGACCCTATTTTCTTTTAAAATTCGTGATTTTATAGGTACTTGTTCAGATGAGAACCAAATCAAATCGTATTCTTCATATCTACCACCGTCTCCATATTTAGCCTGCATTGGCAATTGTGTGATGAGACTACTTGGAATTACAGGATCGTTCAGTTCTCTCTTTTCCCATGATTCATAAGGAGTTTGAAACCACTCTCCATGAACATAGGTGCCTTCTTTTTCAGGTTTGACTAGTAGGGTAATTGGAATACCAAAACTATCCAAAACAGAAGTGAAGTCTAGTTTTTGCATCAGCCTTTCACCACCTTATATGTTACAGACTGCCTTAAACGCCCTGTATCTATTAACGGATTACTTGATTTTTTATTATGAATTGTTATTGGTGAATTAGGTGGATCAGATAAATTTCTAATCGTTCGCTGAACATCTCGCTGAATGCGCAGGCCTAAGTGATTCATTAATTCATTAGCAGTCAATTCTCCATCTACTACTTTTTTAACTAACGTCAAAGAATAATCTGACCACTCTTTATTTTTCTCATCAAAAGTCGAGCGTAAGAATGAACGCTCTGGTATTGTGATTTTCTCAGTTAACATATATGCAAACTCAAGCTGATCTTTTCCTTTGTTCATTACTAAAAACTTATGCCCTTCTTTTGTTTGCATAAAGAATAGATCAAAGTCTCTCGGACTTTTTCCTTTATATTTTTTTGATAGAGGAATAGTTAAGTATTTTCCTTTAGGTTTTATCGTACAACCGAACTCATGGACGTTTGCAATCATAGCCATAAAAGAATCATCCGAGCCAAATATTCCGATTTGTATAACAAATCGTTTTAGCAAGGATAATTCTTTAATAATTTGAGGAATTCTGTTTATTTCATTTATTTTCATTAAATCACTACCAAACTCAATGAACCTTTTTTAGCGTATTCGTTGTAAAGACGTAAATACTCTTGACCATAAACGGTTCTTTTTAGGTCGGTAAAAGTTGAGTGAAAACCCGAATACTCTTTTTTTAGCGAGCCTACTTGCTCGGATTTAGTATTTTGGTTGTTCAAAACGGCTAGATGGCAAGCGAGATATCGACACGCTTTCTCCTTAACATCTTCTTTAAATGGCAATGCATCTACTTCTAGCCAAGCATCATCAATAAACAACTTAATAGAATCATTGTTAACTCCTGCTAGTTCTGCAGCTGTTAACCTAACATTTTCAACTGTGCTTTTTGGCATAGTACCACTTCCTATTCTAGATTAACTACGCTGTCTTCATCAGGGTTTTTAATATCATCAATTTGATTTTCGATTGCTTTGACTACAGTTGTGCGATTTTTGTTTGCTTGCTCTTCTTCCAACCATTTTTCCAACAATTCTAAATCGAACGTATCAGCAATGGATTCTACTGCTTTATTTGCTGTTAATTCAGTAAAACCAACTGCTTTTTTTGATTTTCCTTTTGTTATATGGTCCAAAATCTCAATTTCTCCTAATCTTTCCAACGATTTATTTAATGGTAATTCCATACCTTTAATAAATTCTTCAGCATCTGAATTATCTAAATCATTTACACCTGGAATTAATCGAACATTTCCAATATGTCTAATATATGAACCTTTATTGTGTACTAACATAATCTTTACCTCCTTATTTTTAAATACCATCCACACGAACAATTGCATATGGCGTTCTAATTAACGCACCACCACAACGTTCTACAAATGGTACTTTCCAATTTGGAAAAGACCATTCAACCTCTAAACGCACGATGTCTTCTGGAAGTAAAATTTCACAAGTTGATGGTTTTGTATCCATGATAATAAATGAATCAGAATTATCAGTACCTACACCTTTTAAATCATAAACTTGCTCAATAGATGAAAACCAGCCATTTTCCTGAACAACTTTCATAATTGATCGGGCATCATATTCACCATAACGACGATTCAATTCTTCATATTGTTCTGGAGCAACCATTAATTTTAGACTAGATCCTTTAAATCCTGGAATAATAGTAATTTTAGCTCGAGATGTACGTAATTGTTCAACAATCTCTTCACTAGTCATTTCTTTCCACTTCTTAGGTGAATTAATAACTTGAATACCTTCAGCATTCGCAACACCTTTATGGTTTACTTTAGGATCTCCCACAAAAATAAAGCTATTTTCTTTTTCAGCAATAGTACGTCGTGCCACTTCTGCTTTTGTTGCATCAATTGAAGTTCCCATCATTTGAGCTTGACGAATTTCTTGTCGACTATAACGAATACCAGCAGCAATTGTAAAAATTGGTGATTGATAACGTTTCATATCAATGTCAACTAAAGGAAGATCATCTGCACCATTTGCGATAATTTTTGCAGCGCCACTTCTAGTCATAACATTATATGCGTATGTTTCCGCTCCTGGATTGATATCTGTTTTAACATTAAACATGGTTCGCGCCACAAGTTCCTCCTGTGGTGCTTGATAAATGACCTTATCAATTTCTTGTAGGTCACGTGCTTCTAAAGTTGCTGTTACATCATTTCCCATTTAGTTGTCCTCCTAGTTTTTTAAGGTAAGTTAATTTGTAAAACTGCTAAACTACCAGCTGATGCCGATGTTTTGAATGTACCAATCACGGTATCTGATGGTGTCGTAGCTGGATCAGAACTAATAGTTGCTTTTCCAAAATTTCCAGTTGATAAAGCTTTTGCATTTTCTCCTGCTAAAACATCTTCATCAACTTTCACCCAAATAGCCCCTTTACGTAAAATTGGTACCATTTCGTGTTCTTTATATTTACCAACTTTTTCTGCATCTCCATAAGGGATTTCTTCTACATAATTTTTAGCATATGAAATACCATAAAATTGCCCATCTTTATATGTGGTAGCAACGTCTTCTGTTACTTGCACGCCGACACCGAAACCTAAACCACCAACACCAACGACAAGACTATCTGCTTGTACACCTTGATAATTAGCTAATTTTCCAATACCAAGTTCAGGCTTCATATACTTTTCTGGATAAGGAATAGTCATAGTTATTTATCCTCCTTTTTGTTCATGTTCAAACGGTTATTTTTTTGTTTTTCAATTTCTTCCGCTGCTTCTTTATCTTTATCTTTTGCATCGTTGAACGCTGCTGGATTTGTAAATCCTTTTTTCTCCACATTTGCAACTGCTGAATCAAAGTATGCTGCAATATAATCGTCAGATTTTCCATCACCTTTAAAGTCAGGTGATGTTTTGGCAATTACTGATTCTTTAATTTCACGATCAGATTTGCCAGTGAAATCAACTGAATCACCAAGAAACTTTTGTGCTTTATTAATTAGATCAACACGATCTTGAACACGCTTATCCAAAGCATCTGCAGTTACTTCTTTTTTCTTTGCTTCGTCAATTTCCTTATTCAACTTATCAATTTGAGCTTTTAAAGCATCTCGCTCACCTTCTAATTTCTCAACGTTTGCTTTACGTTGTTCGGCTACATCTAATTTTGCTTCTAAAGATTCAAATTTTGCTTTTACAATTGAATCCACTTCAAATTCCTTTGAATCAATAATTAATTTAGACATTCCATTTCCTCCTGTTTGTTTATCTTTAGTATCAATCATGAAAGCGACTGAATCTCCCCGAATAGCAACTTCGGGACCAGCTCTCCCCTCATCTACTATAGCAATATGATTAATTTGCATGTTTCTCTGAACGGAATCATATTGCATGCCATTATACACGCCAGTTTCTTTTGAAACATCTGCTTGAAAGCCGATGCTCAGTTCTCGTTTTCCATCGTTAATTTTCTTTATTGTCTCTGCATCTGTAACTGTGAACGAAACCAATAGCTTATTATCTAAAACGTGAGCATCATTATGAGTCATGCCTTTTGAATATTTATTGTAATTAGCTGCTGTTACTGGTTCGGTCGGATGATCATCAGTCATTGGCTTAGCATTTGCTGAAAGTACAGTTGTCTTAGAAAATAATTCATCAGGCAATTTTGCCTCCATTGATAATCCGCCATCAGTTCGACGGTAAGGGAAAACACCTGGTCGTGTAATTGGACAAGCTGTGATTGTCAAATAACCTTCATCAGTTTCTTTAAAATCCTTAATAAAGGCTTTGTCATATCTAATTACCATGTCTTCACCCCATTATTCGACTAATAAGCGAATGCCTTCGGTTACTTGATTACTCGATTCTAACTCATTAAGATCCAGTAATTTTCGTAGGCTCATATGATAGCGTGTCGCAATTTCACTAGCAGTTTCTCCTTCAGAAACAGTATGAGTCGTTTTCTGCGTAGTTTTTGACAACTCTTTTTTGTTTTCTTCTTTACTAGAAGCTTTTTTCTCTTTAGCCATTTTGATCACCTCCTTCAGTTACATCAAACCTGATATTTCTCCACTTTTTATAAGCATCGAAATATAGTTCATTTTTATCACCGTTGAAGGTAACTTCGTAATACATACCATCAAATAGATTGGTACTTAATAATGCTTTATTATTTTGCAGGGTTTTCGCTAACCAGACCACGTAAATATCAGACTCGCTTATTTTTTTTTGATCTGTGTAATCCAATTGACTGTTAGCAAAATCAACTACATGCTTTTTACATAAATCAATAAATTTTTGACTATCCATTAGTGCCCCTCCTGTTTTTTGAGTATAAAAAATAGCCCCAACCTATAAGGTCGGTGCTACTCTTCTTTTTCTTTTAAAGATTTTTTCAATTGCTGCATAAAATCTTTATCTTTCTTTTTCGATGTATCTATTTCTTTTTTTGTCATTTCATCTGGGTAACCTAGACTTTTTGATTTGGGAACGTCTTCCCATCTACGTTTGTTTTTCTCATTTTTATTCATGGTACTCCTCCAGTACTATAAATGGTTTTCCATCCAATAAATATCTGTCTTTAACAATAAACTTGGCATCACGATTAAACAGAACTTCTTTTTCCGACTTGTTGTAAGAACCTAAATCTTTTCCAGTTGAGCTCATTATAACAAATCTTAACGAGTCTTGCTCTGAGTAAATGTCTTTTGTAGTCGAAATGTATTCAGGAAATTGAACAACATCATTTAAATTGTAGTTGTTAGCAAACCTCACTAGGTCATCACTGCTATCAAAAAACATGGAACGTGTTACTTCACCATCATAGTTGGTCATTTTGCCTAACGCTTTGTCTAAATTGTCTATCAATTTCAAGTCGCTTTCATCTAACTGATAACCATTTCTGAGCTTATCGTTTAATTTGTAAGCTTCAGAGCTAACATATGTCTTGACCGCATGCTCTTCTTGATTAGAAAGGCCAAGATCAATGCTTTCTTCAAGCAATTCTTCATCGTCGACTGGTTCAGCAACACAGCGACAATTATATTCTTCGCCTGGTAATAATGGATTATCAGCATAAAAGTAAATCTTCCCGTTACGTTCTCGATGAGAATCCCTAACTCGTTCATCTCCACTATCACTCCATCTAAAAGCTTGAAATCCCGCTCGTTTTTGGCGTTCACTATTCATCTGACCTAAAATAGTACCTGTCTGATCACGAGCAATAAACGCTGCTTTGTCTGATGACATACCAGCTTGATGAACAAGCTCTTCTCTTATCTCGTTTGAAGATTTGCCTTCTGTGATTCCGCGATAAATAACCTGTTCAAACTTTTTTGAGTAATCATCACGAATATTAGTGACATAACTGATATTTTCCGCTATTTTAGCTTGAACATAGCTGTCTAACCATTTTTCAGTCTGTAGTGGGTTTATTCCTCTAGCGCTAAGTTGAGAGTTCACATTAGACTTGTTAAATGCGTTGACACTATTAATATGCTTACGAACTATTTTTTGTGCGGTTCTGTTTTGAAGAATACCTAAAAAGTATGTTTGTACATTTCTGATTAGTTTCGATGCGGCATCGAATAATCCATCATTAATTAAGTTGGAATCATTAACAATATTTTTATCATCTATCATCGGTGCTAGATACTTATCAAATTCATATAATGAAACTTTTTCTATTTCTTTTACGACCTTCTGAATGTTTTTAGCATAGCTTTCTTCTAAACGTAACGGATATCTCGTTTTTGGATTATTTTTCATGATCCCTTACCCATTTATAGTTCGCATAGACAGCAGCAACCATTCTGTCTACTTCGTCTGGTGATAAGCTATCTGCGTTAAATTTAGAAGTTTCGGTTATGCCAAACCGACCAAATCTTGCTTCATGGACATCATCAGGATCAGAAACGCCTGCCTCGATGTATATTTTGTCTGTCTCAGCAGTAAGTTTCCTTATTTCAGCATCAGTTTTGCTGTCCACATTCCAAAGTGGATTGAATTCAACGGACCATTCGATTGAATCAGGGTCAAGTCGACCACCACATTCGTCCTCTGCCCACATTAAACACCGCATGAGATATTCAAGGTGTGGTCTTAACTGGTTTTCTTGTATAGCAGTTATACGAGAATAGTAGTTCATGACATCATATTGTGCTCCAGTAACAGTTCCGCCCTCTTGACCTTTTAAAACAGTCTTAGGCATTCGAGCAGCCCCTGCTAAGTAATCCCAAACAAAGTCTAAAAGTTCACCGATACCTGCTACCGAAGAACTTTCTTTACCAAGACTTTCTTCCGAGTCAATAATAGCAAGCGCCTCTGTTCTGAACTTGTAATCCATTTTCATTGTAATTTCTAATTTTTCTTCTGCTGTTAAATTACGGACATCTGATGACTTGTATACTTTGAAAATAAAATCATACAGAATTTGTCCGACTGACCAAACAGATGTGTCAGCTACAGTTAAGATATCATAAAGATTCTCTAATAAAGATGATCCTTCTAATTCATCTTCAAAGCGTAAATTTTGCTGATGCAGCACTCGCGATCGATGAATTTTAGTCGCAGTACTGTATGTCGTATTATTTAACAGCTGGATACGACTGTTGTTTGATCTGTTATTGACTTCAAAAGATTCAATCTGTCCGTAGTTTGGACTAAAAACATCTTCATCAATAATTCTATTACTAATCTTTTTGCCTGAGAATGCATTAATATACGGAACACTTTTAATATTTTCAAAGTCTAATGGTTCACTTAGAGAGTATTCTCTTTTCTCTATTGTTCCAATACTTACGAATCCATCTCCATATAATCGTTCATACGTGAATAATTGTTGTAATCGTTCCTTAGCTTTCAGCTGTCTCAGCTTACTTTCGTACAGAGCTTTTACTTTATCATCTTCCATTTTGAGACTCCATCCATTTCTAGTTAAGTCTTCTGCTGGAATATCTACAATGTTTTTTGCCATGGAGTTAGATGAATAAAGCGATTCTAGTTGTGAGTATGATAACCTCTTGCTCATACCTGGTCGTTGTCTAGAAAGATTGTCTCTAGCATGCCCTTTCCCATTTCCAACCATGAAGTCACTTCGATATGATTTTCCATCTAATTTCAATAGTTTTGCTTCATTGGCTATATTTCCCATTTACTCACCTCTTTCAAAAGGTAAATAAAGAAGCTTAACATGCTGTATGCTAAGCTTCTTTATTTGATTTCCCTAATTCATTTGTTTTTTGTATTACAATATCTTTGAATATTTTAAAATTTTTAGACTCTATATCTCGATACTTTAACTCCTTCTCAATTTTAATAATGATTTGATTCAGTGCTTTTCTCCCAATATCTGTTTGTTTATATTCCAATCCATTTATAAGATTATGGTCTAAAACTACTTTAACAAAAATGTTTAAATAATAAGGATCATTAATCCAAGACAAATAGTTTTCCTTTAACAACAAGGATAAATTATAAAAGGTATCTGGAGACTTATCTATCGATAAGACATCTTCAATTATCATATTAATACTCCTAGATTTCCCATTGATGCTTAAATTATCAATTTTTTCATTTAAATTGATAATACTTAATTCAGCATTTTTAACTTTTTCTCTGAGAGTTGGTAATCTATTCAATTGATAACTTTCTACAAGTTCTGCTAATATTTCTGTTCGTGCTTTGTCTTTAGCATCAGCAGTTATTTTTTCAATTTGCTTACTAGTTAATCGCCATTGCAAAACACCAACAAATACTAGTACTAACCCAAGTATACCTATAAACCACGTAAAATACCTATCTTGATTATCCATCATTGTTTTTATAGCATCCACATACTGATCTTTATTCATTGTATCACTCCTCCATAATCATAAGGTAATAATACAATAAATACAGTCTCCGTGTATACGAATTTTTAATTATCGAGATATCTTTCTCTTAAACTTACTTTCCCAATCATTTTATTCAGAAGTTGGGTCATGCTATCAACATCATCATCGTGTTCTGCATTTGGGAATGCTACAAGCTCATTGATAAAATCATCCACCCACGGACATATCAGAGGGTGAGGAAGATAGATATTCCCTGCTTCCCAAAGAGGAGCAACTGCGTTGGCTCTAACTTCTTTTCCACCATCAGGAGTCACAGGAACTATTCCAGATATCTTTTTCTTTAACATCTCAATAACAGCGGTTCCGTTTGCCTTATCCTCAATGTAAATCCCTCTGGCTTTAGGCCATTTATTACACATAACTTTGATTGCTTTCATCGTCTCAACTATGCCCATACGCTCATGATGACGGTCTAATAAATAAAAATCGGCTCTCTTCTTGCCCCATACCTGACCAGATACATAGTCAGATGTTTCGGTGTCTTTGAAAGTACAGTCCCAAGACTGAGCTTGTCTATCAAAAAGACGTGGTAAAATAACCACGTCATCGCCTAAACTTAATTCAATTTTTTTGGATAATGTTGGCACATAGAACTTAATCCATGAACGTTTGAAAATGTTACCACCTGCTGGCGTCGGTCGTTGTTGGTACAAAGCAGCCCAACCACGAGAACCAGTAACTGCCTTTGTTTTAGCAGCCCACTCTTCATCTTTCCCGATTTCAGGTGCCAGTGCTTCTCCTGGTTTTCTTCCTAATAAATCATTTTCTTCCGCGATGGCAGGGATTTTAATTTCTTCCCAAGGCAATGTTTGTTCTTTTAACAGACGACCTGCTAAATCATCCTCATGCCATCTAGTCATGATTACAATGACACTGGCATCAGCCGTTAAACGAGAATAGAAAGTGTCTTGCCATTCATTATAAATTTTATCGCGAATAGTTTTGGACTCGGCTTCTGCTCGGTTTTTTATTGGATCATCTATAATTAATAGTCTAGCTCCACGTCCTGTTGCACCACCTAAAATAGAAGTACTGTAAAGCGAGCCTAGATGACCTTCAACTCCCCATTCGCTAACAGATGAGGTCTCAGAGCTTATTTGCAAACCAAATAACTGATCTGAATACAAACGAAACTTTTCGCGGTTTTTTCTCCCAAATTTTTGGAACAATTCTTTCGAATAAGAAACCACCATGACCAAACTATCAGGATTTCTCATTAAATAATAAGCTGGAAATGTCTCTGTAATTACAGTAGATTTACCGTGTTGGGGAGGTATTTCGATAATATAATACTTTTGCTCCCCATCAATTATTTTTTGAAGTCGATCTGTAATGTACTTCTGATGTCTTAATAAATCCCATTGTTTACCATGTGACAAATAGAAGAAATCTCCATAATTTCGTCTAGCTAGTTCTTCCAATGCAGCGTTAGCTAATGCATCAAGTTGCTCTTGGTCCATTTGCTAATCGCCTCAATTCTTCTTCCGACAAATTCGCAAGCGGATTAACATTCACTTTTCCGCTATGCTGTATCTGGTCAATTGCTTTAAAGCCACCTCGGTCTAAAATGTCTTGGAAAATAGATTTCTTTAGATTCTGTAATTTTTCCCATTCCTTGGCATCAAGATAACGAGATTGATGCTTTGACAATTCATTTAGTAACACAACTCTTTCAAGATTCAGTTCAAAATATTCTTTTTTTATGGAGTCAATCTGCTCTAAAAGACTTCTTTTGTGGCTTCGCATTTCTTTCTTTCGACCATCAATAGCATCTGCTGCCTTTTGTACTTTTTCTAACTCGTTATTTGCCTTAAGCATTTCGAGCTCTAAATCGCTAAGTTCAGACTTTATTTTATCAATTGCTATCTCAGCTTCGTTGTGAGCTTGTATTTTCCCTTCAGTTTGCATTGCTATATCTAACAGCATTGAAAAACTACGCAATCCCTCGTCCTTCATACGATCGCGTAGTCTTTTCATTTCCAATTGAATTTTTTCTTTAATGTAAGCATTTGTTAATAGCTTGTGTCCCTGTTGCCTTGCTGTTTTTTCGGAATAACCTACTAAAACAGCAGCTTTTGTCGCATTGAAAGACTGGAGGTAGTAATCAACAAACAAATCATATCTCTCTTTAATTTTTTTAGTTGGTTCTTTCATCTGATTTGCCATTAACTTCACCTCGCCTTTCTAATTTAATTACAAATATAGAAAAAAACTGCATTAAATCATCATTAGTATAACATTTAAAACTCGTGGTTCTGTTGAATAATAGATTTCTGGATAATACTCATCTTCTTCAACAACTGAATTTAAAAAATACTTCTTATCTTCACTTTGAATCCATCCAAACTTATTGCGCAATATATTTTTTGTCTCTTCTGAAATATTACTTGTAAATTCTTCTAAAATATTCTCCATAAGCAAAGTAATACTTTTAAACCATTCATCAATTTTTTCACCAATGTTTATTTCATCATCAGGATATTGTTCGATAATAGCAAGGTTGCGTTTGTTTTCTTTATTTTTTAAAAGATCAGACTTGGTGATTATAAATTTTGTTGTCATAGTTTCGTTAAATATATCATATACTCTATGAGTATTTTCCACTGGTAAGTGGTAATGTTGAGAATAATCTCTTAAAGCTTTCAGTATTTTTATACTTGGATTTTTCTCTGTTTTTTTGATGAATAGTTTACACTCTGAAGACACCTTGGTTGAGTAACTTTTTGAATTGTCGATAAATAATCTTAGAAATAAAACCAAGCTAGTTATATGGTATAGCCCAGTTGCGTGAATTTCATTTATATCATATTTATTTTCTTTCGAATTTATGTGTTTTTCAAAGTCTTTGAATTGTTTCACCGATTTATTCGCTAACTCAAAGGAAAAAAAGACGTTTTCAAACCATTTATATTTTTTTACAAATTGTTTGTAGGATTCAAATTCACATTGTTTTAATTCTCCAAATTCAACACGACTAAGGGTATCAATAATCTTATATTTCTTTGACATAAAATTCTCCTTTACTACAATTATATCACGAAAAGAAGAAAATATTATTTTTATCCGCTATATGTTCTATCTGCTTCAATGTTTTTCTATTTATATTTGTATTGGGAAAGCAACTGTTATTTATATGTTACTATATACACAGGAGGAGATAATTATGGAACTTAAAACATTACGTGCTTTAACATTAAAACATATCAATCTTTCAATCAACATGTTAAACAATCCAAGATCGTTTAGCACAAGTGATAGTTCATTTAATATTTTAATAGAAGAACAAATATTTATTACTCTAGCTTTTGTAGGAAGTTTTTTAGAACGATCAAATAAAAACATCTACAAAGATAAAACATTACTTGGTTACAAATATCTTTGGAATTATAGCAAGCATGGAGAAACACCTTTTAAATTTGTTGCTTTAGATGTAAAGCCAAGTTTTACCTTTCCTCTAGTTATTACTAAAAAATTTATTTTTGGAAAAAGCTATTGTGTGTGGGATGAAATGCCATTTGATGATGACTCCCGAAATAAAAAACAGTTTGCCGCTTACCAAGAAACCCTTCAAGGCAAAAATATGAAAGACTCACTACAAGAGTTGCTTACTATAATCGAACAGTTAAATGAAACCTGAATTTTCATTCTGGAGTTATTCTGACAAGAATTTATTCACAAAATAAATCTGACCTTTCCCAGTAACTTTAGGCGTTTTACTGATTCTTACACTACCATCGGAACGTGCAATAGTCGTTTCTTTCACTTCAAACAGTTCGAGGTCCATTGATTTTTGAGTGGCATATTCCAATCGGTACCTTTTCGTTTAATTAAATACCCTTTTTCACGTAACTAAGAAAATAAACGCTTAGCACCAATGTCTACTCCGTTTTGTTTAATCAATTTAGCAAGCTCACCAATTAAAATACTTGAATGGCTAACGCTTACTGCATCTGCAAATAATGCTTTGGGTTTCAATTGTTCATTTTCTAATTGTAGAGCTTCAACTTTTTTTGTTTGGATTTGCAAGGCGCGTTGAACGACCATCTCAGGATTATTCCAAGCTTTTTCTAGTTAAATAAAATATTGTCGTGCTTGTTTACCTTTTTCTGTTCTCGTTAACATTGAAATGTGTTTTGCTGTGTCTAATTTCAATGCAAAGTCATCGTAAAGTCTATTAGCCCCGTTACCACTTTCAACGAGGTAACTTTGAGGTGCCTTCGTATAATCTACATTTAGAAAGAATAAATCTTGATATTGATCCCACCATGCAGAAAACTTTTTCTTAATACCTAAATGTCTATGCAAGTCCCTAGCGCTAACTAATTGCTCATCATTTTCATTGACTGATACCTTGATTAATTCTTTCATAACGAACGCTCCTTTTTTTATGTTCTAAATTTTCTTGAATGTGATTGTCTTTATAAAATCCATAACCCAGAAAATTCAATTCTAGAGCTACCATTTCTTTTTTATTTACTCGTTGTGTACATTCAACAACAGCATAGTATCGATGAAGTTCAACTTGTCTAGTTATTTTATTTGGATAATTCTTAGAGAAACTTATGTACCAATAATTCATAACGAAACTCCTATTTAAATTTGTGTGGAACGCCTAGCCGAATCCACACTGAATAACAATACTAGGTTGCTCGCCTTTTCCTGTTTCCGCAGGCAGGCACTTTAAAAGGAAGGAGTGAAAATCGTGTGTCACAGTAGTAGAAACATTTATTGACATATACCGATTTTTTATTTAAGTGGTTTCCCACTTATTGACGTGACAGGAGTCGAACCTGCACAAGCAATCACGCACCATTGATAAAAAATCAATTGCTCTACCTATTGAGCTACACGTCTACCTAATTTACTCGTAATTTGTAGAAAATTAGAGGAGGAGGAACACCTCCTCTCTTGTATTTTTTTACAAGTAAATATTATTAAGCTACTCTACCAACTTAGAATAGGAGAATTTTACCTCTCACCTATAGGTGGGAATGGTTTACAAAAAAATGAAATTTAAAATAATGAAATCTGATGTCCATATTCGAAATAAGCATCAATTTTGTTCCTAATTCGTTGTGACATGGATTTAGCAGTCCCTACTTTAATATCCATTTTTTCAGCAGCTTCTGCATAAGTGAGTTGCTGGTTATGGATATAATCAAACAAATCACGTTCTCTCTCGCTGAACGTTGATAACAACTCTTTAAGTTGAATCAACATCTCTTGTTTCTCTTCAGTAATAGGGTAATTACGTGCAGATTCATACTGGTTACAATAAATTTCGTATGATATCTTATCCATATTTGTAATATGTTTAGCTCTGCGATATTTAGGTATTTTTTTTGCTGCCTCCTCATCAAGAGGTCGCTCAATTCCATGTTCAAGCCAATATAACGCATATTTGGTAGATGAAATAATTTCAGCATAAATGGACTGTTCCTTTATATCTTCTGCAGTACGGTCGTCAATTGTTTCTAATCTGCCATTTTTTTCAATTTGATACTTCTTCTTTGCAATTCGTCGATGCTGACGACTTGCGTCTTTTAAATCAGACTTATATTCCTGAATCAAAATCTCTCTTCCGTGTTGGTCTAACATCGGCGAATCGCTCCTTCTAATAAAAATACAAAAAGACACCTAACCAATGTGTAAAAACACAATTGGTCAGATGTCTTCTAGTATGTCTAGTCAGACTATATTAAAATTTTTCTTTAATTTTTTGTTCAATAAACGTTACTTTGCCTGCATGAGATATTACTTCAACAACTCCATGGTCAGGCAAATTGGCTACTTTTGTTTGTCCGTTGCTAACTAGTATTATAACATGCTTTCCATCAAAATTCTCTAATTCGGATAGTTTGGCTGGCTTAAAGTCCACATAATCCACCTCTGATTATTTTTTCTTAGTATTTATCGTTCCATTGGCCATTGCTTTCTCTTGTAAACGACGCTTTTTCTTTTTAATTTATGATTTTTTCTTACCCATAAATTTTCCTCTTTTCATTAATTAATATCTTATTATTTCTTTTTTTCAGTCGCAAATCCCATGATGATTTGATTCTTTAGATATCGTAATTGCTGTCTGGCATATGCTTCCTCTCTACAGCAAGATAGTCTATAGTTAATATCCTTTAAAACCGCTAAATCAAAATTGTATTTGCCCAGTAATTCATTGATTTCTTCTTCAGCTGTTTTCATTTAATTCTCCTTTAGCGTGATCGGTCTGCCATACTTTAAAATTTCCCAAGTGCCATCTTTCATATTGGTTTTATTCATATGATTTCTTTCATCACGAGCAATTGTATAATCGAAAAATAAATCGGCTTGCTCTGGTCCATGCAGGTATTCAACATACACGCCGTCTACTTGACGGCCCAGTATATATAATTCTGGATAACTTAGCATTTTTACTTTTCCTCCCCAAAAATCTCTTCTAGATCGCAAGGGTGTACATCTTGGTTAATTTCTGACATAAAGTGCTTTCCTCTAACTTCGCAGACACCGTCTGGGTATAGTCGGACCAATTCTACTAGTTGTCCAATTTCAAAATTATGATCAAAACGGCTATTTCCTATGACTCTAAATATCCTGTTCATCTATTTGACCTCCTCACTTAATTCCCAAAATGGATTTACCTTGTAAAATTTCTCAACTTCTCGATTCAAAGATCGCACCATACTTTCTAAGACAGTAGCTCGTGTTCCTAATGTGACATTTTGCTTTTTCGCTTTTTTGACACTTGTAATGCCTAAGTTGTGTCTTAATTCAGAAAAAATTAGTATTCCCTGATTGCTATATTTCCATTTTAAATCTGGATTGGCTTGAATCTTTTCCCATAATTCATTAGTAACAACTAAATAGTTATAATCACCTAAAAACGTCTGTTTCGCAGAACTTTTCAAGTCTGCCAACGTTACTTTTATTTCATAACATCTAATAGTGTTGTCAGTAGAATAAGTCATGAAGTCGACTCTTTCCTTCCCAAACCAACCAATGGTTACCTCAAAACAGCCGAATACTCCCATTTTGTTGGTATAGTGCCACAAGCATTTCTCAGCTTGTCTGGTTAAATCAGTTTTCATTAGTCACCTACTTCATTTAATTCCTAAGACGACATAACCATCTTGTTGGGCATAATCTGTAATGTACGTTATTTCTGCGACATGGACATCACCTGTATATTGTCCGTCTTGATATTCGTTTAAGCGTAAGATATCGCCTTTTTGATAGTTTCGGTCATTCTTACGGATTTCAAAACATTTATCACCTGAAACGGCTGCTTCGAAGTATTTAGGTAAAATTTTCAAATGGTGTACTCTGTCATTATCTTCATTTTCATACCAAAATTCGTCACGATTCCGTTCGATAATAATATCTGATATTTTTTCTATTTTATTGGCTAATTCATTTGATTCTTTTACTGTGAACCAGCAATCGCGGAAACCACCACGAAAATCAAAGGCTTTAATTCCATCTTTGATTAAGAAATTGATAATCAGAAGTTCATTGTTTGTTAAATGCGACATTAATTTGCATCCTCCATTCTAAAAAGTTCGTCTTCAAGTCCAGCTTTTTTGATACTTCAAAAATTCAGTAATTATGATCGGTTGTTTATTACGCCATGAAATTTCAGTAATATCTGTATTTCTAAGAACTATGATTGATGGCAATGCACCTTGTGCATTTTCATTAACATACCCCCACGAACCTAGGTCCATATATTTTTTTGGCTTCAAGGAAAAAAAGGAAAGATATTCGCTATCGCAGTCTCTGACCACATATTTAAACCCTTTTTTTAAAGATTCTTCCATAACCACTAGCGCTTCGGATCTTGATTTAAGCTCCATTATCTTTTTTATTCGATCTAAATAATCACTCATTCTGCTTTCTCCTCAAACATTAAATCAAAAAGTTCTCGATTTATTTCTAACCATGACCCATTATCGTTAAACAAGTAGACATCTACAGTTCTGTTTTCGACTGGTTCTTCTGTCGACCACACGCTTTCTTTTTCTATATTGAACTCTTTTTCTGTCTCGTTTGATCCTGACACTGAAAAACTTTCTATGCATCTATATTTCATTTCAATACCTCCTAGTACCCATCGTTCAAAATCGCATTGGCAGACTTAATTATTTGTTTTAAATACCAATACCGCCAAATAGTTCTAAAATTTGTATCATAATTCAAAGGAGTAAAGAATTCTTTGTGGTCGACCAAACCTCCACTCCTTCCTGATTATTTGATTAATACATAAAATCCATTTTTCTTTGCAACGTCTCCTCGAATTCCCAAATGGCCTTCCAACTCCTCAAAGGTCCTTTTTGTAATTTTAGAAAGTTGCGTGTCATACCCCAAATTTCTAAGTGTCACATATTCATCTGGTGTTAATTGATCTAAATCTATTGCCACAAGTGGCGGAAAACGTTCAGCCGACGTCTTAAATGTCACACTAGTTAATTTCATTTTTTCACCCTCAACAATTTAGAATTAATTTTTTACGGCTTTCGTTAAATCAAAACCAAGAGCAGTTGAGTATCCTTCAACGCTTTCTGGTTCAACATGATAACGATGATTTTCAATATCCATCTTGCTGGCTTTTGCTACCTTCTCTAGAATGCTACCTGACCAGCTTTTACGATACCCTGCTTTCTTTTTTGACTTCGGATTTACACAACTTCTAGCGCCTTCGTCCGTCGCTTTACAGGGAATGACAAACAATGCTAATCTTGATTCGTCTAAATACAATTGAACCCATTCAGGTTTGTTGAGTCGTCTCACAACTGGACCGCTCAAAGCCAACCCGCTTTTTGAAATCGTAATACACTCTTTTCCTTCTGCTCCAAATGTTCCTGGTAATAATAAACTTGCTGTATTAATGTTAAATTTCATAAGTTGACTCTCCTCTTTCTTTTGTTTTCTATTAATTTTATTTTCTATTCCGTTAGCCTTTCGCCAATTCTGAAAGGTTGTTGTACCTAGTCCTAAGGCTTTCTTAATATCTCCTACTTGATAACCTAAATCTAAGAAATGTTGGTACTTCTCTTTTGTTAATTTATCAGGATCTAAACTGGGTAATGGTCGCTTATCCGCTATAAGATCTGACTCTAGTTGCTTAGAGAGCCTCTGGACTTCTTTCACGATTTCTGGATTCTTCATCCAAGATTCGTTTTCACCCGTCAGAAAAAGAATTTTTTGTCGTATTAATCGCTTCTTCTCTCTGAGTAAATTCTTTCCCATTGCTCCCCCTCCAAACTCATAATTTTAAAATTCATAATGACTAACCCCTTGAACCAAAAGATACGATTTGCTATTACAATTTGCTACTCTAAAATGGCATAGTCATAACAGCGACCCAATCTATCTTGTTCACCAGTCTCCAAACATTTTCGCAAAGTTTCATTTCCGATTCGACACGCTGAAATTACATCAGCTCTTGTGTTAAATACTTCTGAGGATCCATCTTTGTATATAACAATTAATGGTTTAGCATTGTCTGAAAAATCACCTGAGAATATTTCTCGCCCAATTTCGCACGCCTTTCTCCATGCAAACAAGTCGCCATTATCCTCTGCAATTCTCAGGTAATCAAGTAACGGACCTCTTAAATGTTTTTGTTTTGGTAATGCAATGCTCATTTCCACTCCTCCTAAATCTGTTATTGCCAGTAGTTTTGCTCTAACTTTTCTAAATAATGTGAATAGTATCCATGCTGTCGAACCTCAAATTCTTTTAAGTAATCTAATGGAATACTCTTACGTCCTAAGTTTTTTTGCATATTTAAATAATCATCAACATCCACTAAAAATACTTGATGACTTTTGTTGAATTGAATTAATAAAAATGCTGTTCCACCGCTTAATTTAAAATCCTTTAAAAAATTTTTTTGGTGATCTTTTAACATTGGTTTATTTCCAACATAAAATGGAAATGCGGTTTTATTTTCAGTAGATTTACAATCGAAGGCGATTGGACGACCCTTCAAATGTCCGATAAAATCGCATCCTGTCTTGTTAGTTGGAATCACTACAGGTTTTCCACCAACCCTTATAGTTTTAGTTCCATTAGGTATTTTTGTCACTGTGCCTTTACGATTTCGGCAATACCATTCATTCGTTCGCTCGATCATATCTTCAAATTGACTCCACGCTTTCATTTAATCAATCCTTCCTCTCTCAAAAATTGTTCTGGTGAATCGTAAGCATCTTTATTTACATATTTTATTTTTTTACATCGCCATCTTTTAGTCCAGCTGCTTCAATTTTTTTGACAATTTCATCAGCGACAAACTGAGCAGTAGCTAATTTCTCGCTGTCGCCGTTCAGAGCATCATGCATGAAAGAATGAATATCTTCCTTGATACCGTGAAAGTCTAAATAGTCTATTAGCGCTGCTTGAAATATCTCTTCTTTGACTTGATCAAATGTCAGATCACCAACAGTGAATTGCTTTAGCTGCATCTTTCCATTTTTCATTTTGTGACGAATGTCTTTTATTTGTTTTGTAGAAAACCCCATAATTTCAACTCCTTTTTAACTGTCTTCTGGATTTAACCAGTTGTGCATTGTCACTTTTGGTAACTGTTCTCTAGGTATCTCATCTAATTCATCTTTCTTTTTAAATTCACTAATATTTTTTATAGCTTGATTTTTAGTTTTTATTCCTTTGCGCTCCCAACTTAGTAATATGCGGTCCATATACTTTAGACTGAATGCCTGATTAAGAACTGCCTCTTTAAGGGCTAGTTGAATAAGGTCATCTGGATAACTATCTTCTGTTTGCCACTGTTTAATCATTTCCATTTCGATAGGCGAAAGTGGTCTCCCAAAATTTTGTTCGACAGCAGCGTATATATTTAATTTATTTTTATCTGTTTCTGGTGAAAAAGAATTATTTGTGTTTATATTTTGTTTATGTTTAATTAATGTGCCACTGTTCGTTGACTGCGTTGTACTCTTTAGTGTCACTTTATCGTTACTCTGTTGTGTACTCTCTTGCGCACTATTTAACGTATAAAGTACGCATACCTTGTAAGAAGTAGCTTTTCGACCATTACTTTTAAAATCAATCAAGCCTAGTTGCTTTAACGCGTTTCTATTTTTATTAATTCCTGAGCGTGACAAACCTGACAAAGATTCTAATGTTGCATTAGCTGCTGTAAACCATGTAGCCCATCCTGCTTTGTTGTTTATGGACATTAATGCACGCCATAAAGCAATCTGACCTGATGAAAGCTTTTGTTTATAAAGCAAATAATCGTCAAACGCAAGAATCTGTTGTAAATAATTCAATGTCACACCTCCACTCTCTATGCAATAATTATTTTTTTATTGGTTATTTTTTCTATTTCTTCTTTAAATTTTTCTGGATCACTATTCTTGTCGCTTAAATGGATGAGATATATTTCTTCTGTTTTTGTTAAATCAGTTGACTGAAAAAACTTTTTGCAGGCATCTATGCTCATATGCGTTCTTAAAATTCGATCTTGAACACTTTTTGGCAGTTTGCTCTGTCTTACTAACTTGATATCATGATTACACTCAACGAGCCAATGAGTGACGTCTTTAAACGTTTTAGGTAAATAGTTAGTATCTGTAGCAAATACTATTTTCTTTCCACTAGGCGAAAGAATAAGAAAGCCCAATGGTTCTCTCGCACGTGCCTTTATGTCATCGTGAATAGTGGCAAAAGGTTTAACTAACCAATCACCAATTTTCTGTTGTTGGTTAGCTTTTAAAATATGTGACCGTCTATTTATACCTAATCCTTCTAAAGTTCCTCGTGAGGCCCATACATCGAATCTTCCAGCGAGTAAAATATCATTGATATACTTTGAGTGGTCACCATGCTCATGTGTTACAAGTAACCCTTGAATATTTGAAAAATTAATACCTTGTTTCATAATATCTTTAGGCTTTAATCCTGCTTCTAACATTAAGGAAGAATTTCCATCTGCAAGCAAATAATTATTACCTGCAGATGAAGATCCTTGTATATTAATTTCAATCATTAAAAGCCACGTCCATCTGTGTCAGATGTAATAGTTGTAGTTAGATCATCGAAAAATGCGGTTTGTGTTGGTTCGTTATATTTTTCATGACTAGTGACAGGCTCTTTAGCTAATTCTTCTGGTTCGATAATAGTTGTATCTGCTGTAGTTTCTTTATCGTGTTTCATAGCTTCTTGTTTGACTTCGAATGGTTCTTCATCAAAATCGAATACCTCTTGTGCTGTCTGTTCTGTGACGTCTTTTCTAACTGATTTAACTACTTCGTCGTCTTGCGACTGATATTGCATAGCGACATACGCATTCTCGAAGTTTTTAGAAATTTTCTTAACAATGTTGTTTCTCATTTTACGAACAATCATGGATTCTCTACTTTGTGGAGATTTCCATGCGGGACTAATGTATGATTGATATTCTTGACTGTCTAAGATGTCATCTAAAGACATTGTTTTCAAATTGTTCATAATTTCTTGCTTTTTATTATCGATTTCCTGCTTTTGCTGATAACTTGCGTCTTTTTTCTTTTTGGCTATACCAAAAGTTTCATTCATAAGGTTCTGGTTTATATGAGCAATTAAATTTTTAACAACATCCTCTCGTTCTGCAATGTGATACTCGATTGTACCGTCAGACATTTCAATAGGATAAACAACTCTAACTACTTTTCCTTTACCAGTTGGCCCCCATTCTGGATCTGTTACTGACAATCCTTTATAACCTGGGTACGAAAAATGGTCTTCTTCTCTCACTTCCCAATGACGATGAACATGTTTTACGTTCCGTCCAAATTTTGAAAGGATAGCATCGTTTCCATCTCCTTCAATACCCATTTCAATTACTTTCACCCAATTATCTGGTTGACCGAACTGTTTCCTATTAACATTTCTAGTCTGAAAATAAACTTCACGAGGAATAGCTGAAGCATTGACTTGTAATGCTGCAATTGTCATTAATGTTTCTGTCATATTTGTTGAATCTACATCATTAATTGACAAGTTTGAGTTTGTTAGCATTGTATTAATTCCTTGTATAGCGCTTATTACGCATTGCTTTTGATATTCAGTCATATTTATTCCATTACTCAATAGCTGTGATTCTACTTGTGGCATAAAGGTATCGTTAATTTTAGTTAATCTATTTCCGTAAATCTTATTTTCTGCAAGTTCATGTGCCATCTATTTACCCTCCGTTTTGTGATTTTTGATTCGTAAAGTTTTATCATCTTCATTTACATACATAGCAATAACTTGAGTGTCTACTTGAACAGAGTCTCTATTGTGATTAGTCAAACCTTCAGCGTTATCGATAAAAATTGGAACGATATAGCCTTCCTGTTTCATCAACGTATTTGAGACATCTAATCCAGCTTGCATACGGCTACCGTTATTTAGAGAACTGAACGGTACCCCGTCAATCATCGGCTCACATACTGCTTCATTGAGTCCTCCATCTTCAAAGAAATCGAACAATTTCCATTTAACAACTGAGAAATGACTATTTATAATTTCTTGCAACATGTTTTGTTTTGTTATAAAGAATTCTTCAAATAGTACTAATTTTTGTAATACTTCGCCTTTCTTATGAGATAATTGGCGCTCTTGCTCATTGAAATCTTCAATAATCGATAACTGTCTTTCATACTCTTTTAGCAAGGCAAATTTTTCATCAATCATTGCGATTTCTTTATCTAATTCTGTAATCTCACTTGTTTTAGCGGAAGTTTGTTCTAGAATAGATTCGTTACTTTGAGTAATGTATTCTTGCAATTTTTTTATTTCTTTAGTTATAGTTGAATATTTTTCAGTTGCTTCAAATGGTATTTTGTCTAATTTTAATGAGGAAATCTGCTGCTCTACATCAGCTAAGTTTTCCTTCACATCTTCCAAGTGTTTTTTAGCAATGTTATATGCTTCTGTTTTAATCAATAGTTGTTCTTTTAACTCGCCGATCTCTTTTTTTAGGGCTTCGCGATCTTTGTTATTTTGAATACCTTTTTCTCGAATTTCAGAGAGCTTGATTTGCTTATCCGCTTCAAACTGAGCTTTTATTTCTTTATTTGTTAACTCAATTTCTTCTGCACGTTTTTGCTCTTCTTCCTCATGATGTCGTTTCATTTCATCTTGATCCTTGACATCATATGGACGATTACAGTGCTGACAAACTAAAAGATTTTCATTGAAAGATAATTTGGTATAAACTAGACCGCCTGTAAATTCTTCAGCTTCTACTTCATCATATTTGTCGTACAATTCTTCATGCTTTTTATTTAATGCAATCAGTTCATTATCTTTTATAGAAACCAAACGTTCTGTTACATTAAGACTTGATTCTTCATCTGCATACGTCTTCTGGGCTTTATTGAGATCAGCAAAGAGTTTTGACTTACCTTGCTCAATGCCATTAATGCGTGCATTCTGTGCATTATCATGCTTCAATTTAGCAGCAGTTAATTCTTCTTGTTTTGTATTAAGACTTGCAATTAATTCTGAAATATTACCACCATTTCTAATAGTAACGAGCTGGTTTTCGATGTCATTTTTCTTTAATGTCAACTCGTTGCGAGTGGTTAATAGTTGCTCTTTGTTGATATTTTCAATATCTGGCAATGCTGCTTGAATACCTTCGACTTTTACAGGAATATTTTTCAGCGTTTCGTTGATTCGCTTTTGGTCTTGAAGCACACGATCACGAGCTGTTTTAATGTCATCATTGCCAATAATTTCTTTTAATTGGTGAATTGATGGCGTTTCGTTGATAATCTCTTCATCTGTCTTGCTGCCAAAGTATTCAAAAAGCTTTTGACGTCGTTCATCTGCCACTAACTGCTCACAAAAATAAGTCACACTAGTCAGATTCTTAAATGTGTCTTGATCTAATACTTTTTCTACTTCATCGTCAAATGCTTTCTTTGTAGTGGTCTCTAATCCGTCTACAAGGTATTTTGTAAACATCTCATAAGACTTGTGTTCCGCATTTCGTTTGATGACTTCTTTGTCTCCTCGGACCTTTTCAAACTCCTTTGTCTGACCATTGATAGCTAAAACGACAGTTACTGATGTCTGTTTACCGCGAATCGGCTCGCTATTTTCATCAAGTGGACGCCACTGAATCTTAGTACGTTCTTTTGAATCTTTGTTGAACAAGCACCAGAGAAAAGCATCATAGATAGTTGTTTTGCCTGCATCGTTGTCTCCAAAAATATCAATACTTTTACCATTTGGTTCAATCATCAGGTCCGATATACCTTTAAAATTATGAATACGGATTGACTCCAAGCTAATGTTTTTCATACAATTAATCTCCTTCAATTTCAATATTGTCTTCTAAGATTGCTCGTATAACTGTTTCTTTGCGTTTGTTACAAATTTCAGTAGCAACATCATACCAAGCACTACTATGATTTTGATTCAGCTCTGTTGTTAAATCATATCTATAACTTTTACTAATTATTGGATCGACTAACCAATCCATACGCGCAATTAACGCTGTAGCGTATAATTCTCGTTCTGCACAATTTTCAGTCGCATTTTTAAACCATTCCTCAAAACGTTTTGACATGATTAATTTATTTGACTCATTATCCATTTCATTTCCTCCAGTTTTTATGTTATAATTCTCGTGTATAATTTTTGTATGGGACTTAATCGTTTGCTGACGAATGAGTCTCTTTTTTTGTGTAAACTAAATATTTTGCATCGTCGTACTTCATGAACCAAACAACTGCAATTGGTCCAATAATCAAAAGTAGATAGCTCGCTGGAACACTATTTTTAATTAATAACCCTAATATAAAGACAAGAATAAATGCTCCTAAAATTCTAGCTTCGTATAAGCTTTTTGGTTTTCTTTTCTTCATTTATTTTCCACCCTATTTACCCATAGCACTCTGATAAACATAAAAAAAAGTGCTAATATAATCGCTGTTAAAAATTGTGATTTAATCAAACATAAAATAAACACAAAGAATAAAATTCCTACGGAAAGTGTCATCATTGTTTTAATTGCAAGTTCCTTATTCTTCACTAGAGACCCTCCTATATAAAGTTTCTTTCATACCATTCCTCTAAATCATCGACTTCTATTCTTACCAATCCACCATTTCTTTTAGCTGGCAATGGATCAATTTCTCGTTTCATCCATCTTGTAACAGTAGCAGCTGAAACATTTTTTCTTTTTGCTACTTCTATTGCTTTCAAAGGTGGAATTTTCTTTGAATTAACTTTTCGATCTTTTTTTGATTTAAAATCAATAACTTCTAGTGCCATTTGTATTCTCCTTCCTCATGTATCCTAATTGTTCCCAATATGGAAAGCGTTGCTCACTTAAATAACGAATATCGATTGAAGCAAGATCACACAAGCTACTAAGTAGTGTGATTTCAACAATTACTTCATCTAAATATTCATTTGCGTATGCAACTATTTTAGAAATATCTTGTTCAGATAAATATTCAGGATTTTTCAAAATAATTCTTTCTATGTCATGCTTCAATGCTTTTCTCTCATTAGATTCAATTTTCTGTAATCGGTCTAATGATGAAGGGTCTTTTCGATAAACATCTCCATCGCAAGTTTTAAACATTCCAAAAAACTGATGAATAACTTCCATTGTGAAAGTCGAATCTCTAAAGTGATCACTAAGCCTTAGAGCATTTTCAATCGTTACTGGTTTAACATTATTCTGAGAAGTCCAATCACTCAATGATTGTTGAGATGTACTGATTTCACGTGCCACATCTTTCTTCTTTTCATTTTTCTTATTAAGAACTTCGATTAACGACTTTCTCAATATTACTGACATTGACATTTACTTTTACTTCTTCCTTTCTTAATTAACCATCTTTTTATATGATGTATTTTTTAATACAATTAGATTAGATCTAATTGATAGTTCAACTTATCCTGTGCTTGTTCATACAGACGAATTAACTGATCATCTGTTGCTAGTTCAACAATAAGCTTTACGTTTGGCATGATTTCCAAAATGAAATCAATCATCTTTTGTTTTTCTGGCATATTTTCACCTCCTATCCAAATGTAAAGAGTCATAACGAGTCATAGTTATTCAAAAAAAAGTGTCCAATCAAAACCCAAAATTGATGCGATTCGCATAGCACTTTCCACAGACGGTCTTCTTCTTCCCTGTTCAATAGATGCATATGTGGTTCTTGAAATTTCCGCTTTAACGGCAACCTCTTCTTGAGTCATTTTATTTTTTATACGCAATTTCAATAGCCAATCTCTCATTTTACGTCCTCCTTTATGTGTCGTATTGCGTACTTTTATAATACTACGCATTTTGACACATGTCAACAATTAATTACTCTTTTTGACACATTCAATATATTTAACTTCAAACTACGCATATTGCGTAGTATTATATGTACATAACGAATCGTAGGAGGTAACATTATGTTCGGTACACGTTTAACAGAATTAAGGAAACAAAAAAAATTAACACAAACTGATGTTGCAAATGCACTTGGTGTAGCTAGAACGACTTACTCTTCCTATGAACAAGGAAGAAGAACTCCAGATATAGATATCCAAAATAAGATTGCTGACTATTTCAATGTAAGTTTAGATTATTTACATGGTAGAGAAAGTTTTGAAGATACTTCCTTATCAAAAAAACAATTAACCGTCGCTGCTCATATAGACGATGACGTTTCAGATACAGAAATGAATGAGATTCTCTCTTTCATTGATTATATTAAAAAACGCGATCACAAATAATTATAGTAGTAGGTGTTTGAATGGTAACTTCAGAAGAACTGATGGCTCGCTTTTCAGATTTAACGTATAAGTTTGAATCAAACATGCCAGAAAAGCAAAAAGGATTGTATATTAACAATGTTGTGTATTTAAATCCTCAACAACATCCTAGAGAATTAACTAGTACAGTTGCAGAGGAAATTGGGCATCACCTCACGTCGGTTGGTGATATAATAGATCAAGATACAAATGAAAAGAGAAAACAAGAACAAAAAGCTCGTGATATTGGAGCCACAATGGTAGTCACACCTCAAGATTTAATTAACTGCTATCATGAACGTTTTACATATGTTTGGGAATGCGCCGATTTCCTAGGCATTACAAAACAAGCCTTGGAATGTGCTTTATCTGCTTATTCCAAACAGTTTCCTGAAGGTCTTGTATACGGCGATTATAAATTGTTTTTTAAACCTAACGGTACATTGGGGATTGTTAAATGGTTTTAAAGTAAAGGAGCTATATTATGAAAAATAGTATCTTATTTATGTTGGGAATATCTTTGTTCTCAATGACTGCTTGTTCTGATGGGGATAAAAAAGAAGTAAAAACAACAGTATCCTCTTCTACTGTTATCTCTGTCACCAAAGAATCATCTGGTAATACGAAGAAAAACGAATCAAATTCAATAATTAAAACGTCCAATGTTATTACTTCTTCTACATCTGTGGAAAAGCCACAGGTGGAAGTAAGTTTAGCTGATTTTATTGGCGGTTGGGGTATTCCTCAAAGCGGAAACCTATTTTTTATTAATGAAGACGGGACATATTCAAATGGTCAAGTAGACCACTCTTCATTAATTGACCTTAAATTTAATATTTTAGCGGATGGAAGAAAATCAATGAGCTCTAATTTAGGAACTCTAATTAAAGAATCTGATGGCACATTAACAGATGGCGAACTAGTCTTTCAACCACTTGAGTTTAGTAACAAAGAAGATTTCCTTGCAGATAAACAAAAAGAATACAAAAATTCTCCCGAAACTAATGCACCCGAGAACGAAGTTGAAATTACTGATACTACAGAAGATATCACTAACGGAAATATCTCTACTGACATAAATACGCTCACAGGATTCCTAAATGTGTATGGTATGACTCCTGCAGCTTATAAAGTTACCGTTGAAGGAATGAGTGAAGAAGAAGCTTTAAGAAACACACCTAAAGAAATGAAAACTTCTGCAGAAATACAATTAGGTATTTCTAAATATGGTATTCAATAATTTGTCTACGATTTATAATTAGCATTAGCCATAAAAAACACATATAGGAGGCTAAAAAATGAGTGCATTTTTAGGTCTATCATCTTTATTAGGATTATTCGTAACTTCTGTATATTTTGTTTACTGTATTTTTAAGAAGAGAAATAATTTATCCTATTTTGTATGGATTTATATGATTCTTATTGGATTATTTTTCACTGCATTAGAGTTATTTATTCCAGGCACTATTTTTCTTTTTATTTCATTATATAAAATATTAAAAGATCCAAAAGCAAAGAAATTTCTACATGAACAAGAAATAAAACGAACAGAAAAAATAATAGAAAAACAAAATCCTATTCAAAAATTTACAGAAAATAATTCAAACGAAACAGAACAAAATCAGAAAGTTGCTCCAACATATTCTAATGATTATTATCACTCGGATAAAAAAGCAGGGCTATTCCATCTTGGTGTCTATTGTCCTTATTGTAAAAGCCTTAACGTCCAATATATGCATAATAATCGTAAAGGCTTCTCTGTGGGAAAGGCTGCAGGGGGTGCACTTTTAACTGGAGGAATAGGAACACTAGCTGGTTTCGCTGGAAAAAAGGGTAAAAAAAATACATGGAGATGTAATAATTGCGGATGTACGTTTAAATCCGCTAAGTAAGATTAGCCTACGGGCTTTTCTTTTAAGGTTAAAAAGAACATACGTTCTTACCTGTTGAGATGAATACTGAAAAAATAAAAGATATTTAATATAAATCTTCTATTTTATGTTACTAATCTTATTTAAATATTATAACTACGAAAGGATTTGCTTTAATGATGACACCCTATGAATTACGAGAAAGATTGAAAAGAGATGTTCCAGAAGTAACAATTTATCCAATATTAACAAACCCATATTATAGTGAAGAGGAATATCAAGATGTGTTGAAAGATCAATTAAAACTAAAAAGAGACATTGAAACTGATAATATGGTGACTCTCCCTTTGTTTTTTTGGGAAGAAAAAGAATTAAAAATGGATCAGTTCTATGAAAAAGGTTGGTACAAACCTAAACTTTATACTCTTCCAAAATCCATGTTCAGGAGTGAAGATTAATGGCTTCTATTAAATCTTATAAATTGAAAAACGGTCAAGAACGTTGGGAATACTTCGTTTCAAATGGGCGTAACAATGGTACTGGCAGACAACAAAAAATACACAAAAGAGGTTTTAGAACCCATAAGGAAGCTTTGAAGGCTGCGAAAATAATTGAAGGACAAATTGCTTCTGAAGAATTCGTTAAAGAAAACTCACAAAAAATGACTATTTCAAAATTTATGAATATTTGGATAAACGAATACAAAAATAACGTTAAGGAAGGGTCACGAATTGTCTATCGAGATGCTATCCGTATGTATATTGATCCATATATAGGAAATTATCAATTAAATAAATATAAACCTGCAGATCACCAAAAATTTATTAATAGTTTATTTACGAATAAAGAATTAGGAAAAAATAAAAACGGGCTTAGTTATAACACAGTAAAAATTGTAAATGCCGCTTTGTCCAATGCTTTCAAAAAAGCACAAAAATTAGGTTATGTAAAAAGTAATCCTACCTATTTAGTAGAGTTTCCATTAGATAAAGTAAAAGAAAAAACTAATAAAGAAAAGAAACTAGAATTCTATACTTTAGAGCAGGAAAATCTGTTCCTCGACACTGCAAGAAATTTTGATGAGTATATGTGGTATGTATTTTTTTTAATTATTTTTGATTTAGGATTGCGAAAAGGCGAAGTAATGGCCTTAAGGTGGTTTAACTTTGATTTTAGAGATAATATTCTCGCGTTTGACAAGCAGCGATTATATAGAAAAGAGCGACCTGGTCAAGTAATTTTAGATGATGTTAAAACCGATGCTGGTAAAAGAAGTCTAAAAATGACAAACAGAGTGAAAAACTCCGTCTTAGAACTCTATAGTATTAATTATGATCTTACAAGTAATGTATTACCCATGACTAACTCAAACCAAGATTTTTTATTTATCAATCATAGAGGAAAAAACATTGGCTTGCCTATTCGTCAACGATCCGTTGATACGGCTTGGCACCGTATCATTCAAAAAGCAAACTTACCAAAAATCAGAATTCATGACGGTCGCCATACTAATGCTGCTCGTTTACGACAAGCAGGAGTTCCACTTGAGGATATTAAAGACATGCTGGGTCATAAGAACGTTAAAACAACTGAGATATATGCACACGTCTCTGCTGAAGTTAAAGAACGAGCTGTAAATAAACTTGAATTATATCAAATGCAACACAAAAAATCAGGTAACTAA